AAGTGATGGGTGGTTCATGTTTGCTTCGCCAGTTCTATCCAATGCTCCTATGCCGGGTGAGAAGGCAAGAGCTCTTCCTATCTCCTGTTTTCTTACATATGTCCCTGATACCCTAGAAGGGTTGATTGATCATTCTGCTGAGTTGCGTTGGTTGTCAGTCAAGGGCGGCGGTGTCGGTGGACATTGGAGTGATGTCCGTGCAGTGTCAGATAAGGCACCCGGCCCGATGCCATTCATTCATACAGTGGACGCTGATATGACCGCATATCGTCAGGGGAAGACCCGTAAGGGGTCATACGCTGCATACATGGACATATCCCACCCTGATATTATTGAGTTCCTAAACATGCGTATACCGACAGGTGACGTGAATCGTAAGAACCTCAATCTGCATCATGCGGTGAATATCACTGATGCATTTATGCGAGCTGTGGAACGTGATGAAGTATGGGACTTAGTTGATCCAAACGAACAAGATGCGCGAGACAGTATGAAGGCTAGAAAGCTTTGGGAAGTTTTGTTGGAGACACGTTATCGTACAGGTGAGCCCTATCTAAACTTTATTGACACGGCTAACCGTGCATTACCACAGACCATGAAAGATAAGGGATTGAGGATCAACGGGTCTAACCTGTGTAATGAGATTCATCTTCCTACTAATGAAGACCGCACTGCTGTGTGTTGCTTGTCATCTGTCAATCTGGAGAAGTTTGGTGAATGGGAGGATACTACAATGATTCGTGATCTTATTCGATTCCTAGACAACGTGCTTGAGTTCTTCATTGACAATGCTGGTGATGAGATTAGTCGTGCTCGTTTCTCTGCTACACAAGAGCGTAGTCTTGGTTTGGGTGCAATGGGTTGGCATTCCTATCTACACAAGAATCGTATTCCTTTTGAGTCCGATACTGCTGTGGTTAAGAACATTCAAATCTTTGAACATATCAAATCAGAGGCAGTTGCAGAGACAGTACAACTAGCAACAGAACGTGGTGAGTGTCCAGACATGCAAGGCACAGGTCGCCGCAATTCCCATCTATTGGCCATTGCACCTAATGCTAACAGTTCAATCATCTGCGGTACATCACCATCTATTGAACCTAGTAAGGCAAATGCATACACGCATAGAACTCGTGCTGGTTCTCATCTGGTCAAGGACAAGTATCTTGAAGAGGAATTGGTGAAGGTAAATAAGAATGATGCGACAACTTGGAGTTCGATTATCACCAATGGTGGTTCTGTTCAGCATCTAAGTTTTCTGTCACTAGAGGTGAAAAGTATATTTAAGACTGCGATTGAGATTAACCAGAATGCAATCGTATCTCAGGGTGCAGACCGTCAACAGTTTCTATGTCAGGGTCAGTCATTAAACGTATTCTTTCCAGCTGGCGCATCGAAGGCAGACCTACATAAAGTACACTACAATGCTTGGAAGTTGGGTTGTAAGGGATTGTATTATCTTCGTACAGAAACCTCGTCCAAAGCAGAGAACGTGTCAACCAAGGTAGTTCGTGAGGCATTAAAGGATTACGAAACACAAGCGATAACACAGGAGGAGTGTGTAGCATGTCAGGGGTAACAATAACAGACACAGCAAAAGACTATCTCAAGTCAGTTAGTAATGGAGATTATGTAACCCTTGGTGTAAAAGGCGGGGGTTGTTCTGGATTCCAGTATGTGTGGGATTTTAAGAAGAATTGGCCTGATGTCAATTGGTCAGAACCTATTGATGATGTATTAGTATTAGACCCCTATGCTGAGATGTATGTGTTGGGTAGTGAAATAGATTATGTGACGGAGTTAGGTGGATCATTTCTAACAGTCAAGAACCCTACCTCTAAGAGTTCTTGTGGTTGTGGGGAAAGTTTTGGAGTATAGTATGAATATAAGAGTGGTAACAAAGTCCGATTGTCCTTTTTGCTCAATGGCTAAAGGTTGGTTGAAGGAACATGCATTTGAGTATGAAGAAGACTTGATTGACAAAGAAGAAGACCGTCTTGCGTTCTATCAGACAATCAACGGTGCTACCGAAGTGGTTGGCGAGATGAATACTCGTAGGATAAATTCTGTTCCTCAAATCTTTATTGATAACAAGCGTATCGGTGGATACGATGAGTTGATGAAGATGGGTGATGACCTACTGAAGAAACGAAGCGGCGGTGGACTATTGCAGTTCAGTGAAACCTATAAACCATTTCACTATCCGTGGGCTGTAGAGATTACCACACGTCATGAGAAAGCACACTGGATTGAGGACGAACTTGATTTGTCAGAGGATGTATCGGATTGGAAGTCTGGTAAGGTTACTCAGATTGAGAAAGATTACGTCACCAACATTCTACGCCTGTTCACACAGTCAGATGTTGCAGTGGGTCAGAACTATTTTGACCAGTTCATTCCTAAATTCAAGAACAATGAAATCCGTAACATGCTTGGTTCGTTTGCTGCGCGAGAGGGTATTCACCAACGTGCGTATGCGCTACTGAATGAAACACTTGGATTACCCGACAGTGAATACCATGCGTTCCTAGAGTACAAGGTGATGGTTGACAAGATTGAGTTCATGCAAGAGTCAGACAATAACACCATGAAGGGACTAGGACTTGCACTCGCAAAGTCGGTATTCAATGAGGGTGTTGCACTGTTCGCGTCATTCGTTATGCTCCTTAACTTTCAGCGGTTCGGTAAGATGAAGGGCATGGGTAAAGTTGTCGAGTGGTCTATTCGTGACGAGTCTATGCATGTTGAGGGAAATGCAAAACTGTTTCGTCAGTTCTGTGTTGAGCATCCCAAGGTAGTAGATGATGATTTCAAGGGAGACATCTATGCTATGGCCCGCGTTGCAGTCAAGCTAGAAGATAAGTTCGTTGACCTCGCATACAAGATGGGTGAGATTGAAGGCCTAGATGCGTCTGAAGTAAAATCATATATAAGGTATATAACAGATAGACGTTTGTTACAGTTGGGTTTGAAAACTAATTTCAAGGTGAAGGAAAATCCTCTGCCTTGGTTGGAGTGGGTACTGAACGGTGCAGACCACACTAATTTCTTTGAGAACCGTGTCACAGAGTATGAGGTGGCAGGATTATCAGGTAGCTGGGATGACGCATATGAGGCAGTAGCTTGAAACTTATAGTATGTGAAGAATGTGAAGCAGAGTTTAAAATAACGCACTCTATGGATGAACACCATTATCAAATAACTTATTGCCCCTTCTGTGGCATATCAGTTGATGATCCAGAATTTGTGGATGAAATAGAATGGGATGGGGATGAATGATATGTGGAAGTACTGGTGTAAGTCCATTGGTTCCAAATCATTCGATGAAGATGACAAGGCAGACAGGGTTGCGATAATCAGGACTGTTTGGGTTATATTACATACGGTAACTTGTTTTGCAATTATTGCAAACGCTTGGAGACAGTGGTGACTTGGCACTACAACGGCAAACCATTTACAAGCGAGATGATAGAAGATAATCTTGGATTTGTTTATATAGTAACTAATAAAAAAAATAGTAAGTTATATATTGGCAAAAAAGGTTTAATATCAAAAAGAAAATTGCCCCCACTGAAGGGTGCGAAAAGAAAACGCACCAAGATAGTGGAGACTGATTGGAAAACCTATTGTGGCTCAAGTGAAGAAGTAAAGTTGTTAGTGGAAGAACACGGACTAGACTTGTTTGATAGAGAAATAATTAGACTATGTAAGTCAAAGGGCGAACTAAATTATTATGAAGCAAAACTTCAGTTTGAGACAGATTGTTTATTAAAACCAGATAAATACTATAATGCGTTTATCGGTTGTAAAATAAGTCGCTCACACCTATTAATTAAAACCTAAAACACTCGAATCACCTAAATATCCATAGGAGAAATGTCTATGGAGATATTTGGTGTTATTGCTGAGTTGGGATTTACCATCACTGCCGTACTTGGCGGTGGTATTTTTATCGTTATTCTCCTAAAATATATACTAGCGTCAGTGGTGGATTCCGCTGCGACATTGAATATGTTGATTACGGCATTAGATAACCGTGTCAAAACTATTAATAATGAAATTGTGAGACTAGATTCTTTGGTATGCCATGTATTAGGTGTGAA